GAAGATCCTGGGGAGGGAGGCTATGTGTACGCAGAGCCTGGGTATTATACGGCGGTCGCACTACTTGATGTTGCGAGTATGCACCCAACAAGTATTGAACTACTTGAACTTTTTGGTGAGTATACAGGACGCTATACCGAACTGGTACGGGCGAGGTTATCGATTAAGCAAAAAGATTATGCTGCAGCGTCAAAAACTCTTGGCGGAACACTCGAAAAATACCTTACATCAGTAGAAGATGCCGAAGCGTTGTCGTATGCGTTGAAAATAATCGTTAATATTGTATATGGTTTAACGTCTGCCAGGTTTGACAATCCGTTCAGAGACAATCAGAACATTGATAACATTGTGGCTAAACGTGGAGCATTGTTTATGATAGATTTGAAACATGCTGTCCAGGAACAAGGACATCAAGTAATTCATATCAAAACAGACTCGATCAAGATTGCAAAACCCACAAAAAAAATCATAAAGTTCATCGTTGATTTTGGTAAGAAATATGGCTATAAGTTTGAGCATGAGGTTACATATGAAAAGTTTTGTCTTGTGAATAATGCTGTCTACGTCGCTAAGAAAGAAACGGGTGATTGGACAGCAATAGGCGCGGAGTTTGCTCATCCATATATCTTTAAAACGTTGTTTAGTAATGAAGCAGTTTTCATAGCTGATTTGGCGGAAACAAAGTCAGTTACTACAGCGTTGTATCTTGATATGAATGAAGGTCTTCCTGAAGGCATACATGATTATGTGTTTGTTGGTAAGGCTGGAAGCTTCGTGCCGATAAAACCAGGTTGCGGAGGTGGTATGCTCTATCGTGAGAAAGAAGGAAAATACAACGCTGCGTCTGGTACAAAAGGTTTTAGATGGTTGCAATCAGCGATGGTTGCAGAATTAGGAAAGGAGGACGATATAGATTTTACTTACTATAGGCGATTAGTTGATAAAGCCATAGAACACATTGAGCAATATGTGGATTTAGCAACGCTTAGAGATTGAAAGGAGAAATAAATGTCAACAAAAAGTAACATAACCGATATGGCCTGGATAATGATAGTTATTTCCATTTGTATATCTATCCTCGCCGTACTTGGGGCGTGTACTTTGTGCATGTATACAATAAATGTGTTTTGATATTTCCCAAACATTAACAGATTGAAAGGAGAAACAAATGCCAACAAAAAGTAACATAACTATTGAAGGGGCACGACTTGTTTTCCGTAATTTTACTGGAAAGGAAGGACCATACAACCCGGCCGGAGCACGCAGTACTGGAGTGCTCATTAACGAAGATATGGTTGATACTTTAAGGGCGGACGGGTGGAACATTAAATGGCTCAAACCAAAGAATGAAGGTGATGAGGAACAAGCTTTTCTTCCCGTAGGTGTGTCCTACAGTAATTACCCGCCCATGATAAATTTAATTTCCTCTAGTGGGAAGAATATTCTCGACGAGCAGGATGTTAAAATTTTAGATTGGGCTGATATTATCCATGTGGATATAATCATTCGCCCATACAATTGGGAGGTTGGTGGAAAATCCGGAATTAAGGCATATGTGAAGACGATGTATGTTACCATCGCTGATGATCCCTTTGAAGCGAAATACAGTAATGTCTCGTCCAGGGAAGACGATCCTCCATTTGATGTCGATTAAATTCTTCGACCACCAGTTAGAAGCTGTAAGTAAGCTAAAGACCGGCTCCATCCTCTGGGGTGGAGTCGGTTCTGGTAAATCTCTAGCCGCGGTTTTATATTACTACACAGTGGAATGTAAGGGACAATTTAATCAAACTATTGTGTCTAATATGAAAGAGCCTAAAGATCTGTATGTAATAACCACAGCAAAAAAAAGAGACACTTTAGATTGGGAGCGTGAATGTGCTTTCTTTGGTTTATCTAGAGATCCCGACTCGAGTGTTGACGGAGTCCGTGTGACTGTTGATTCGTGGAATAACATCAAGAAGTATGTAGATATAAAAAAAGCATTCTTTGTATTTGATGAACAGCGGGTCATTGGTTCCGGAGCTTGGGTAAGATCATTTTTAAAAATAACGAAAAATAATAACTGGATTCTCCTAAGCGCAACGCCCGGAGACACATGGCTGGACTATATCCCAGTTTTTGTGGCTAATGGTTTTTACAAAAATCGTACACATTTTATCAAAAGACATGTAGTTTACAATCCTTTCGTCGTGTTTCCGAAGGTAGATAAGTATCTTGAGACTGATTTATTAGAACGAATCAAACAGGATATTACAGTCGAGATGAAGTATATTAGACCAACGACAACTAAACATGAAATCGTTGTTGCTGAGTTTGACAATACTGTGTATGATAAGCTTCTTAAAGATCGGTGGAATTTTTATGCTGATCGTCCGGTTAGAGCTTCTGCTGAATTAGTATTCTTAATGCGTAGGGTAGCCAATAGCGATCCTAGCAGATATATCATAGTGAAAAAACTTTTAGAAAAACATAACAAATTAGTAGTCTTTTATAATTTCAACTATGAGCTAGACATCTTGAGGACATTCAAAGATGTGGAAGGAGTTGTTGTAGCAGAATACAACGGTCATAAACATGAGGAGATACCTGAGGCAAACAAGTGGCTTTATCTAGTACAGTATATGGCAGGAAATGAAGGTTGGAATTGTGTGGAAACAAACGCTACAGTCTTCTATTCTCAAAACTATTCATACAGGATAATGACACAAGCTGCCGGTAGAACAGACAGGTTGAACACCCCGTTTGCTAAGTTGTATTACTATCACATAATATCCCAATCTTCGATAGATAAGGCTATCCGAAAAGCATTAAGACAGAAAAGGAATTTCAACGAGTCTAATTTTTGCTCGCAAGATAAACAAAGACTATTATAGAGAGAGAATGAGTTTTAAACTTGTTCTCTCTTTTTTGAAGGAGACGAAAATGCGTGAAAATGTGTTCAAGGCTAAGGTGATAGAGAAACTTAAGAAAGCTCTTGGTCCTTGCGTTGTTATTAAAATTAGTCCGGTAAATCAGATTGAGGGTTTCCCGGATCTTTTAATTTTGTATGAGGAGCGATGGGCTGCGTTGGAGGTTAAGAAATCTGAAAGAGCGTATGCTGGTCCAAATCAAGAATGGTGGATTATGCATCTCGGACAGATGGGGGCATATACCAATTTCATTTACCCAGAAAATATGAGTGAGGTACTCAATGAAGTTCAACACGCATTACAATCTCACCGGTAAACACGCATATCTCGCACCATCAAAACACCATTGGGTTCAATATACAACCGAAAAATTTGAACAAGCTTTCGCTGCGTCTTCAGCTACGCGACGTGGAACCATGTTACACGATCTTGCAAGGAAATGCATAGAGCTCAATGTCAAGTTACCAAAGACAAAATCAGCATTGAACTTGTTCGTAAATGATGCGATTGGATATAGAATGAATTCAGAACAAATTCTATTTTACTCATACAATGCGTTTGGAACTACAGATGCAATAGCGTTTAGAAACAATCTATTACGTATACACGACTTAAAAACGGGGTATGGTCGTGTATATATGGAGCAGCTCGAGATTTATGCTGCTTTATTTTGTTTGGAGTATCGACACGAACCAAACAACATAGATCTTGAACTACGAATTTATCAATCGACTAAAATCGTTGTGCACGAGCCACATCCTTCGACGATCAAACGGATTATGGAGAAAATAATCCTATTTGACAAAAAAATAGAAGAACTTAAAGCGTTAGAGGAGGGATCATGGCGATAAGAAAAACCAACAAGGTTCTTAAGCATTATGGTACTCCACGTCGTTCTGGACGTTACCCGTGGGGCTCCGGTGATGCCGGCTATCAAAGTACAAAAGGGTTCTTAGGTGAAGTCTACGCTTTAGAAAAAGCTGGATTATCAGCAGTGGATGTAGCCGCCGCTTTTGGAATGAATACTAGAGAGTTGCGTGATACAAAAGCTGTTGCAAAAGCACAAATTAAAGCGGCCGAATATGCTATAGCCGACCGACTGCGAACTAAGGGTTATAGTAATGTGGCCATTGGGGATAGATTAGGGAAGGGTGAGGCATATGTGCGTACATTATTTGATCCAGAAGCTCGTGCAAGAGCGCTCCAGATTTCAAATACAGCCAACGCTTTACAGAATGCTGTAGATAATAAAGGGCTCATAGATATTGGAGTTGGAACAGAATGTCACCTTGGAATACATCAAACCAAACTTAGGACTGCTGTGGCCATGCTTCAGCAAAAAGGATATGTCGTAGAAACTATTGAAGTTCCACAAGTTGGAAATCCAGGAAAATATACGAAACAAAAGGTTCTTGCTCCACCTGGAACAACAAAAGGCGATATCTACAAAAATAAAGATAAAATCCAGATGGTTAACGAATATAGCGAAGATGGGGGAAGAACACTACTAGGTCTTGAGACGCCGAGAAGTATGAGTAGTGATAGAATACATGTTCGTTACGCTGGTGAAGGTGGAGAGCTGAAAGACGGACTGATTGAATTGCGTCCTGGTGTGGCGGACATATCCTTAGGGGATAAGCGTTATGCGCAAGTGCGTGTCGCGGTCGACGATGGACTATACATGAAAGGCATGGCTATGTATAGTCATGATGTTCCTGACGGAAAAGACGTAATATATAATAGCACAAAAGAACGCGGTACGCCAGCCAATAAAGTATTCAAACCAATGGAAAAGGATTTAGACAATCCGTTTGGATCAACCGTTAGGCAAAGACATTACATTGATGCTGATGGAAATAAACAACTTAGTGCTTTGAACATCGTTGGGTATGTAGAAGGCGGCGGTGAAGAAGGATCTTGGAATACATGGAGACGAAATTTGTCTTCCCAAATTCTTTCTAAACAAACCCCAGCATTAGCCCAACGTCAGTTAGACTTAGATTTTAAGTTAAGAAAAGAGAAGTATGACGAAATAATGGAGTTAACAAATCCAGAAATAAAAAGAAAACTTCTTGAAACTTTAGCTGATGAATCTGATAAGGCTGCTGGCCATCTAAAAGCTGCAGCTTTACCCCGACAACGACATCAAGTTTTATTACCTTTTAATAGTTTAAAGGATAATGAAATATATGCTCCTAATTTCGTACCTGGTGAATCCGTAGTTTTGATACGTCATCCACATGGAGGAATCTTTGAGATTCCGGAATTGAGAGTCAATAATAAAAATCCTGAAGCTAAGCGTTTAATCGGGGACGCTGCGGATGCCGTTGGTATTAATGCAAATGTAGCTAAAAGACTTTCTGGGGCAGACTTTGATGGCGACACCGCCATCGTTATTCCAAATAGGAATAAGGAAATTAAGACGTCAGCTTCAATAAAAGCCTTAGAGAATTTTGATCCAAAATCGGCGTATAAAGGGTATGCGGGTATGCGTGTTATGACTGAAGATGGGAAGCAGCAGCAAATGGGTGCTGTGTCTAACCTCATCACTGATATGACAATCGCTGGTGCAAGTCATAATGAAATTGCTCGAGCAGTTCGCCACTCAATGGTTGTAATTGACGCTGTGAACCATGAGCTCAATTATAAACAATCAGCTATAGACAATAACATTGCTGAGTTGAAGGCTAGGTATCAAGAAGGTGGAGCCTCTACTATTATCTCTAGATCTAAAGCAGTTGCTAGGGTACCAGAAAGAAAGGCTGGACAATATGTTGTCGATCCTGTCACTGGAAAATCAAAAAAGATTTATGTTGATCCTGCTACTGGTGAAAAACTTTACACTGAAACAGGTAAGAGATACACAACAAAAGAAGGCAAAACAGTAGAGCGTCTTACAAAATCAACACGTATGGCAGAAGAAAAGGATGCACACCTGTTATCTTCTGGTACTGTGATGGAGACTGTCTATGCTGACTATGCTAACAACTTAAAGAGTCTAGCCAACACAGCTAGACTATCTGCATTAAACACAACGCCCATAACATACAATCCTGCTGCACGTGTAACATTTAAAGATAATGTTGTTAAACTAAAAGCTGAACTGGCTCTTGTTAATAGAAACAAACCCATAGAGAGGAAAGCTCAATTAGCCGCCAACGCTGTTGTTCGGGCTAAGCTAAATGCCAACCCTGGTATGAGTAAGAAGGAGATCAAGCGCATGAAGGCCCAAGCCTTAACTGAAGCCCGCGCTCGTTATGGATCCCGTCCTCATAAGGTTAAGATAACAGACCGGGACTGGTTAGCAATACAGTCGGGGGCTCTATCTACGAAAGCCCTCCGGGACATTCTAAACAGTACCGATATGGACTTGTTGAAACAACGTGCTATGCCTAAGGCTAGTGTGCTTATGTCTAGCCAACGTTTAGTAAGAGCCAGGACTATGTTGACTCGTGGATATACCAGACAAGAAGTAGCCGCGGCTCTGGGTGTATCACTTAGTACATTAGATCGTGCTACAGGAGGTGAAAATTAGTATGTCTATACCACTCACCATTGTAGGTGAAGAGAGAATAGCAGCCCTCCACAAGATGGCTGAAGATCCTGCTATGCTCACTACCTTAGACAATCCTTACAATCCATTCATTCAGTTTGATGAGTGGAATGCTTATGACTGTGCCCATGGTTACTATTCTTGTGCCTACCTTGCTAGAATTGCGAGAACTTCTGATGATTTAAGTCATTATGATGAAGTCCTAGCCAATGAACAAGCAATAGATGAAATCTGTAACTACAATGTGTTAGGGATCTATGTTAAAGTTAGACGCTCTTCTTTTAAAGACAGATCAAAGTCTGTGAATCTTACTGTCACTGACTGATGGCCTAGGAGGGGGGGGTCGCAAGATATACCCCCCCTATAGCAT